AAAAATCGTTGATGCTATTCCTTCTGCTGTTTATGGGAAAGAAGATTTGAAAATCTACATCTCTCAAAACATCGCTAAGGCTTATGTATCTGCTCAAGCTGCTTTAGGTTACAGAGACTTGTATCATGTAGGTAAGACTGACATGAACTTTCAAGGTATTCCTTTGTTTGTTGCTAACGGTCTTGCTGATAACGATGCTGTAGCTGCTGAAACTTCTAACCTTTACTTTGGTACTGGCTTATTGTCTGACCACAATGAGGTTAAAGTTATTGACATGGCTGACCTTGACGGAAGTCAAAACGTCCGTGTTGTAATGCGATTTACTGCTGGTATCCAATATGGTATCGGTAGCGACATCGTTCTTTACACCTAATAAATAAATTGTCTAATATGGGGGTGCTAAACCCACCCCCTTTTTAATACTTATAATATGGCTTGTGATTTAACTGGAGGAAGATTAAGACCTTGTAAGGATGCCGTAGGCGGTATTAAGAAGGTACACTTTGTTGACTTTGGTGATTTAGGAACTCTTACCTATGGTACAGCAGATGAAATCACCGATATGACAGGTACTTTTGAATACCACACCTATGATGTCAAAGGTAATTCTTCCCTCGAAACAAATATTACTTCTTCTATGGAGAATGGTACAACATTCTTTGAGCAAGTTGTAAATTTAACACTATTCAAGCTAACTAAAGAGGATAACAAAGAACTTAAACTTATGGCGTATGGTCGCCCTCACGTTGTAGTTCAGACGTTTGACGACAAATTCCTTTTAGTTGGTGCGGACAACGGTGCTGATGTTACTGCTGGTACTGCGGTTACTGGTACTGCTATGGGTGATTTGAATGGTTACACACTTACACTTACTGCAAACGAAATCCGTATGCCTTCATTTGTTGATGGCGGTACTGATACAGACCCATTTGCAGGTATGACAAGTGCTACTGCTACTGAATCTACTCAGAGAGACCCTTCATAAATTCAATAGGGGTATGAATTTAATAGGGGAGGCTAACGCTTCCCCTTTTTTTATGCATTGAAAACAAAAACGTAACTTTTTGTTACTTTGATATGCATATATTAAGAGAGACATCTGACTATCAAACCATAAAGTTAATCCCAAGAAGGGAGAATGTTGGTGTCGTAACAATATCATTGACAAATAAGTCAACAAGAACGGAAGAAGACTATTTATCTTTCTATTATTGGCAAACAACAGACGTTACATTTAATGCGTTTGACGAGGATTGGAATGATGCGTCTGATGTTGAATTTACGTACGGAACTCCGTTTTCAACAATATACACAAACGAATTCAATGTCAAAGAAGGTAACTATTATATACTATCTGTAAATGACGAGCAGGGAGAAATATATAGAGGGTTGATATTTTGCACAAATCAAACTGATTTCGATAAGTTTAACGTAAGTAAAGACGATTATGTTGTTGAAACCAGTTATGACAATGAATATATTATATTATGAGTAATAAAGCAATAAAATACGCCAAGAACCGCCCTCTGCCACAGGTAAAGGACGGTAAAATACATATAGTAAATCTTGGCTCATATTCACGTCCAGACATAAAGGAATACCACAATCAAGAATGGATTTCCTATGGCGATGACAACAACTACTTTGAATATCTTATAGACAGGTATAATGGTTCGCCAACAAATAACGCTGCGATAAACGGTATTGCAGAGATGATTTACGGAAAAGGATTGGATGCTACAGACAGCGAGAGTAAAGCGTCTGAATACGCTGAAATGAAAGAGCTACTCCGTAAGGATTGTATGAAGAAGATATGCTACGACTACAAGATGATGGGTCAAGCTGCAATTCAAATTATATACACCAAAGACAGAAAGAAGATTGCTCGTGTTGAACACATGCCTGTTGAGACTCTTAGAGCAGAGAAATGCAATAGCAAAGGGGAAATAGAAGCGTATTATTACAGCTCTGATTGGACTGAAGTAAACAATAGCACGAAGCTAAAGAGAATACCTGCCTTTGGGTTCTCTAATGCGCCACTTGAGATTCTATACATCAAGCCATATCGTGCAGGATATAAGTACTATTCGCCAGTAGATTATCAGGGTGGATTGCAGTATGCAGAGCTTGAAGAAGAAATCGCAAACTACCACATCAATAACATACAGAATGGTCTCGCACCAAGTATGCTTATCAACTTCAATAATGGTGTACCTCCAGAAGAACAGCGTGAGGCTATTGAAAGAAGTATTGTAGAGAAGTTTAGTGGTTCTTCTAATGCTGGGCGATTTATCTTAGCGTTTAACGACAGCAAAGAGCTATCTGCAACCATCGAGCCAGTTATATTGTCTGATGCTCATCAGCAGTATCAATTCTTGTCTGATGAATCTATGCGTAAGGTAATGGTATCACACCGTATTGTATCGCCTATGCTTGTTGGTATTAAAGACACAAGCGGTCTTGGTAACAATGCTGAGGAATTGCAAACAGCTTCTGTACTTATGGACAATACGGTTATTCGCCCAATGCAGGTTACTATATTAGACGAGCTTGAAAGAGTACTCGCCTACAATGGTATTGAGCTTGACATATACTTTAAGACATTACAGCCACTTGAATTCACGGACCTAACCAATGCTGTCACAGAAAGTGAGATAGAGAAGGAAACAGGTATTAAGAAAGACCAAGTGGACGAAGAACCACAAACAGAAGAAAGCGAGGAATAATATGGCAACAGCAATATTTATAAAAAGAGCGGACCTTGTGAAGAATACCGCTATGAGCGGAAGTGTCGATACAGACAAGTTTATTCAGTTCATCAAGATTGCTCAAGAGATACATGTTAGAAATTATCTTGGCACAGACCTATATGATAAAATAAGTAATGACATTATTGCTGGCACATTGTCTGGCGATTACTTAGAGCTTGTAAACGACTTTATACAGCCAATGCTTATTCACTTTGCTATGGCTGAATATTTACCATTTGCAGCATACACTATCGCCAATGGTGGGGTGTATAAGCATAACTCAGAGAACAGTTCAATAGCCAACAAAGAGGAGGTTGATTTGTTAATTAACAAGGAAAGAGATTATGCGGAATATTACACTCAGCGTTTTATAGATTACATGAGTTTTAACGCTCAGGATAAGTTTCCAGAATATTACACTAACAATAATGACGATATTTATCCTGACAAAGATGCATTATTTCACGGATGGGTACTGTAAGTAAATACAAACCGAAAGAAGAAAATATAATAAAGTTAAAAGAGTTTTTACATGGCAAGTTTAACAAACAAGAAGATAAAAGACACCTACGAGGGGTTAATAAAGACAACTGATAACGCTGCTATTTCTGGCGAGGTTGAAATTACTGACGGTGCTGGCAATTCAACAGGTATTAGTATTAGTAATGATGGCAGTCTTACCGCAACAGGTGAAGTTACTGCTGATAGTTTTGTAGGTGACGGTTCAGGTCTTACAAATGTATCAGGCGCAGTCAGTTCGGTAAACACTCAAACAGGCGCAGTTGTTCTTGATACAGATGATGTGTCAGAAGGTACTACCAATCTTTACTACACAGATGCAAGAGTTGAATCGAATAGTGCAGTAGCGGCAAACACAGCTAAAGTAGGTATAACTACAGCACAAGCTGATGCTATTGTGGCTAATACCGCCAAAAACTCTTATCCAACAGCCGATGCGACTAAACTCGCAGGTATTGAGGCAGGCGCAGAAGTAAACCCAGCGTCAACAGACGAACTTTCGGAAGGCAGCACAAATTTATATTACACGGATGCAAGAGTAAGCGCAAACTCTGATGTGGTTGCCAATACCGCTAAGAACTCATACCCTACTGCTGATGCCACCAAACTTGCAGGAATCGAAGCGGGTGCAGAGGTTAATCCAACGGCAAGTGAAATAAAAACTGCATACGAAAGCAATTCAGATACAAACGCTTTTACAGACGCAGACAAAACAAAGTTAAGTGGAATTGAAAGCGGGGCGGAAGTAAACGATGTAACAAGCGTAAATACACAAACAGGTGCAGTCGTACTTGATGCTGATGATATTGACGATACAGCCACAACCAATAAGTTTACAACAGCAGGCGACATATCAAAACTAAGCGGTATTGAAGCAGGAGCTGACGTAACAGACGCAACCAATGTAGCTGCCGCAGGTGCTTTAATGAGTGGTACTGCTGTTATAAGCGACTTAAATGATGTAGCGAGTACAACTCCCACAGACGGACAAGTGCTTACTTACGACACAACAAATGGTTGGCAACCAGAAACGCCAACAGGTGCAGTTGATAGCGTCAACGGACAGACAGGTACGGTTGTGCTTGATGCCGATGATATAGATGATACTTCAACCACAAATAAATTTACTACTGCTGCTGATATTAGTAAATTAGCAGGGATAGAAGCAGGGGCGGAAGTCAATGACGTAAATTCTGTAAATGGACAGACAGGAGCGGTAAGTTTAGACACAGCAGATTTAACAGATGTTGACACAACAGCACCAACAGACGGACAAGTATTAAGATACGTAAGTTCAAGCAGTAAATACGTACCTACTACATTAAGCAGCACAGCGCCTGTTGATAGTGTGAATGGGCAAACAGGGGCGGTTGTTTTAGATGCGGACGATATAAGTGACGCTACAACAACAAACAAATATACCACAGCTTCTGACATAACAAAACTTGCAGGCATAGAGGCAAATGCAGACGTTACAGATAGCGCAAATGTTACCACAGCTTTAGGAAGTATATCTGTTACTGCACACAGCGATGTTACTGACGCAGGGAGTGGGTCTATAATAACTTCAGCAGAGCGCACTAAACTAAGCGGTATAGAAACTGGCGCAGATGTTACTGATACAGCAAATGTAACAACAGCTTTAAATTCAATATCCATAAAAGAATTAAGCGATGTATCATCCACAAGCCCAACAGACAATCAAGTACTTCAATTCAATAGTACAAGTGGCGAATATGAACCAGCGACTATAAGTACTACTGCGCCTGTAGATAGCGTAAATGGTCAGACAGGAACTGTAGTAT